CGACCCGGTGAAGGTGATCGAAGTCATCGTGTTGGCGGCCACGTCGTAGACGTGGTGCGCATCGCCACCGTCCCCGCCCCCGCCCCCGCCAATTAGAATCCTTCTCCTCAGCGTGTCGAAGGCGGCACTCGCGTAGTACATGCTTGGACTCGAACCGTGACCGGAGAGCGTCGAGAACGTCTTCGTCGCCCTGGTCCACTTGAGCCTTTGCGTTCCGCTCCCGTTGCCACCGAACATATACAGGTCGCCGGTCACGGGATCTTCACCGATCCCCTGGTTGTACATTGTGAAGGCGCCCATGCTCGCGTTGCTGCCTTGGGCCGAATAGGTGTTCGTCGCAACGTCGTAGGTAAAGATGTCGGATTGCTCGCCGCCAGTTTCCCACGCGGCCCCGCCGAAGTTGTAAACCTTGTCCTCGGCCTCGTTGTAGTAGGTGGCGTTGTAGGAATGCCGCGACGATGGCTGGTTCGCTACGTAGTACGCGACGCTGGAACCGCTCGGTGGTGTGAGATATGGCGACTTGAGTTGAACCCACGCTGGCGCGTCCATCTCAAGGTCAAGCATGTCGACTTCATTGCCCGAGTATGCTCCGTGACCACCCTGCGCTACGCAGTAAGCCTTGTTGACGCGCTTATCCCACGCATACCCGGTCCAGCTTGTGCTCTTAGCCTCTGGGCCTTCAACACCTTCTGGGCTTGGGGCCGGCGACGGATCGACCGAACTAATTCGCGTGCCGACACCAAGATCGACCCACTCGTTGACAGCGACGTTCTCCAGCCACGCTGGCAGCGGCATGTATCCTCCGGGCGCTGGAATCGCGCTCGTGCTGACGATGAAGTCTGCGTAGTTGATCTGCGTGTCTGGACGCCCGTCCGCGATCGTGACCGTGTCTTCGTGCGTGCCGCTCGTCGGCAGGGTTGCCGTGTCCACCTCGACGACGATGTAGTTGTTCCCGCTCTCGATGACGTTGAGCAGCAGCTTGCCGTTGGCCGAGCTAAACCCGCGTGCCGTGCCGTAGGCGCCGCCCGCCCCCTTCCAGCGGAAGCGTTGCGTGGTCGCGTTGTATTCGAGCGTCCCGACGCCAACCGTGGCGCTGAGGCCGGCTGTATGGAGCGTCGCGCCAGTGATGTTGTTCGAGCGTCCGGTGATCTGCCGGCCGGCGGTGGTGCGACCAGTGGTGAATGCCGTCAGCCAGGTGGCGTTGAACGGTCCTTCACCATCCCCCCCAAGAATGATGTCCCTCGCGTCCGCTACTTGCCGGTACGATTGCCCTTCCCTCGCAACCCAGATTCTCACGCGGCTGCTCGCGGCGCCGAACTCGCCGACATCAATTCTCGTGGTGAGCGTCATCCACTCGTTCGGGATGTGGCGCACGCCGCCGTCGATCGGATCGCCGAGGCCGCGCCTGTAGTCATCAGCCCCGGCGACAGAAGAGTGCAACCCGCCGAATCTTGCTCTCGCCTGCTGGCACGAGCTCCACGCTGCGCCGGTATCCGGGTCGGTGCCGCTTAGAGGGGTCGTCGAAGTCTGCTGCGGGCTTGGCTGCGTTTTCGTGTCGCTGCCGCTGCAGGAAGTAGAGGCCCCAACGTCGATGTTTACGAAATCGCCTTCTTCGGTGCTTTGGTAGTACGCCTCTACCAGATTGCGGTTGTAGGTCTGCTGCAGCACCACTTCCCAGGTCTGGTTCGAGGCGTCGAAGAGGCTGTTGATCGAGTATTTTGGGCCGTGGCCGTTGGCCGTCGACCAAGGTTGATAGACGAATGACGGCGGCGCCCAGACCCTGAACGAAACCCAGAAGGTGTCGCCGTTCACGTAGTCGACTCCGTATGGGATGCGAGCCGTCGCGCCGCCCTCGGTGTCCGTGCCGAGCACGGCGATCTTCATCGACCCCGAAGTACCTTCCGGCTTGTTCGTCGTGTCGAGCGAAATCCGACCGACCGAAGAGTTGGCGAATTTGTAGGTGTCGATCTCGCCCTGCGTTTGCAGGCGTACAGCGATCTGCGCCCCGGCGCTACGGGTTGACCAGTCGTCGCTCACACCGGCATCCTGTGTCCCATGCCGACGTTCACCCCATGCGTAAAACCCCTGGTGTTCTTGGTCGTCCTGCCGCCGGCCGCTGCTTCCAAGAACGACGAAATTACTGATTGAGAGGCTGTGTCGCCGTCCAGGTTGAAATCTCCCGTATAGGTAGTCGCCGCGGCGACGATCTGATACTCGGTTGCAAACCGCGCCGAAGGAGAATCTGGAACAACTTGCCCCAAGGTGTAGCCAGTCCCGGCGGTAATCGTCATGGCGGTGTTCACGCCAATCGACACGAAGATCACTTGATTTGCTTGGACAGTCGTTACGTCTGGGCCGTCTTCGCCTATTGAGAATGTGGATGCGTTGTGCTGCTCAAGCGGAGAAGTCGTCGCCACTCCACTGAACTCATGGATCGCCCATCGGATCGAAGTCGCGGCCCCGCTGATTGCTATCGTCACTGTCGTCGTTCCGCTTCCGGCATTCGGGAAATAGAACTGCCCGACCTGCCCGCTGCCGCCAGTAAAAGCTGAACTCGGCACCTCCGTCCACGAACCGTTGATATCATCTGATACCGTAACCGTCTTCGGGCCGCTTCCTGGATCGCCAAGGCGAAATGACATCACCAAGAGGCTCCCGGCGGTGACGCCGCTTCCGTAAGCGAGCGTGTCACCAGTGCCGCTCGCAATGTTGTCTTCGTTCGACTGAACATGAGCGATTGCCATCAATCAACCCTGAACGACTTGATGTTGCCCATCTGGTCGCGCTCGGTGATGACGAAGTTCACCGGGCCGTGTGCCGCCGAGGGCTTCGAGCTCTGCAGGAGCGTCTGGATTTCCTCCAGCGCCTCCTTGATCTCGAGGATCGCGGCCGCCATGCCGTCCACGGTCGCGAGGGATTTTTTCTTTCGCGCGAGGTTCGCGCGCTCGATGAGATCGTCCTGGAAGCGCTGCGAGGCGGCGTCGAGGTTCATTTTCATGGCTTATCCGTAGGATCCTGTGCGCTTGCCGCGCGTGACGATCTGCGCCCCGCCGCGCAGGAAGTTGAACGCGGGGTCCGAGTTCGCGAGGTATTTAAGCAACGCAGGATAGTCGTCGTGCTTGTCCTTCGGCTCCTGCTTCTGTCCCCGGTCGGTGTGCTTGGAGTAGTCAGACCACGAGTAGCGGTTCAGCATGTAGATCGTGTCCTTGCAGCGCGGGTGGATTTTTATTCGGGGTCGCAGCGTCTTCGGGTCCGGCTTGAGGAGTTGGTTGACTCGCGCTCGGCCGACCTCGGCGTCGTGGGCGAGCTCACACCAAAGTTGTGCGTGACCGAACTCATCCTGCCATGAAACTTCACGGCGCTGCCCTGAAGGGGAAGCGCCCATGTTGGGATCGACGAGTCGTTGGGCGACCACGAAGCCGTATTCTTTTTCATGTTGCCTCACCTCTCGCGAGACTTCCACGCAATCGCCCTCGAGCTTGCCCTCGTCCACCACCCACCAGTCGTCATATGGGTCGATCTGCACCCAGAGCCACATATGCGGTTTCCTCGGGTGCGGGTCCAAGAGAAAAACGGTCGGCCAGGCGCGCGAGTGGCTGAAGTCCTCGACGTGGCAGTAGTTGACGATCTCCTTCGATTCGCAGATCCCGCAGAAATCTTCCACGCGCACCACCGACTTGCCGCAGGGGAAGCACCAGGTCTTCGTCGAGTCGGTGAAGTCCGGGTGGATGCGGTTGGAAAACCGGATCGGCTTGCCGTAGATGCGCACGTTCGCGATCTCGGATGACCATTTCGCTGTCTGCGCCGCGACCGCTTCCTGCTTCAAATGCGGGTTCTCGGTCGTCCAGAGCTCGAGCCAGGTGATGTTGGGGTCGGAGCCGGATCGCCCCGGCTCGTAGACTTCGTCGTAGAGCCAGTCGACCGAGATCGAAGGATCGTCCGGCCAGGTCATCGCCAACAGCAGGCGCCCGTCGACGCGCATCGTTCGCGCCTCGTTCTCCCGCCAGATCGGCAGCGACGGGGGCTCGTCGTGCGCGCAGATGTGGAAGTCCCCCGATGCGAAGTCGGTGGGGTCCTGGTCGAGCGACATGCACTGGAGCGTCGATTCGCCGAGCACGCGCTTCGGGTCGTGCGGGTCTCGGCATAGCACGCGCAGGATGCGAAGCTTGTTCGAATAGCTTCGGCTCCACTCCCCGTCGATCAAGCACGATTTCGGGATCCAGCCCCAATGCCCGCGCTCGCCGCCCGGCCGGTCGACGCCGCTCCAGTGGAACCACTGCAGCTTCGGCAGGATGATGGGCTCAAGCGTCGTGGTGAGCGATTCGACCGTGAGCCTGCAGTGGATCGGGCCGCGGAACTTCTGCTCGATCAGGTGTCGCTGCGAGTCGGGGAAAACCCCCGTCATGCACATCGCGAGGTCCACCAGCATCGTCTCGGTCTTGCTCGAGCCGTTGCCGCCACCGGCCGCCACCACGCGCGCCTTCGAATCGTGGAACGCCTGGGCCTTGGGGGAAACCGACCTATACCACTTTATCTGATTTTCTTTGCGGTCCTGCTCGGTGACGCGGACTGCGCTACGGAGGAATGTCTCAAGCTCGGCGTTCGACCAGTTGTCGGGGCTGCGATCGGCATCAAGCGCTAGGCTCAAGGGTCTTCCCCGTCACCTCACCCTCCAGCGTCAATCCTCGCCGGCGCGCCTCCGCAATCACCCGCGGCAGCAACTCGTGCAACTTCGCCCGCTCCGCATCACTCACGATCGCGGTGGGCTCCCCACGCAGCAACTGCCGCTTCTCAACGAGTGCCGTCATGCCGAGCATGATGTCGCGCGCACTCGCCTCCGCCAGCACCTTGTCATCCAGGTAAAACGCGCAGAGATCAATCTTCTTCCCCATCATCTCGAGGATCTCGTTCGTTCGCAGTTCCCGCGCCGCGTACACCGTCCCAGCGTACTTCACCTGCAGGCGCCGCACGAGCGCCGCGCTCACCTTCGCGGGCATCCCCTCCGCCTTCAGCATCTCGTTCACACGGTCGATCGCCGCCGTGCGCTTCCTCTCCCACGGATCGCTCGCCGCCGCGATCGCCGCCACCGCCGTCACCGGGTCCCTCGACTCCACCGCGCGCTTCTGCGCCTGCTCAACCGGATCGGGCTTCAACCCGAGCTTGCGGTAGCACACCCCCAGATACTTCGCCACCACCGGCTCCGAAATCCCCAGAATCGCCGCCGCCTCCCGCCGCGTCTTCCCCTGCCCGCCTTCACCGAGCGAGCGGGTCAAATCCCACACCGCCTGCTGCTTCTCCGTGAGCGCCTTCACCGGCCTGGCCGGCGCAGCCTGCTCGGGCGGGTCCGAGGGAGGAGTGGCCGCGCCCGGACGGGCATCGGCCGACACCGCCTCCACAGACTGCGCCGCCAAGTCCTTGTCGAGCTCGCTCATGCGTTCGCATCCGTCCTCGGAGTGTCGCTCACTGCACCACCCTCTCGCTCGTCTGAGCCAGCATCGCCAGCATCCTCGCTCCCCTCAACTCGCACTCCCTCATCACCGCCAGCAACTCCTCCCTCGACGCCACCAATTCCGCCTTCGCCTTCAACAACTCACCCTCCAGCGCCTCAACTCGCGCCTCCAACTCAGCCACCTCCGACGCCCTCACCATTCGCACCGCCGCATCTTCCACCAATTGTCGCCGTCCCGCTACACCGGGTCGGCCTCCTTCCTCCCGCCGCCAGAAAAAATCGCTCCCCAAGATCGTCCCGCGCACGCGGCCGGGTCGGGGTCCTGCCGGGCGGCTGGTCTGGGGGATGGATGATCGAGGACGCCCCTCCGGGGGTGGGCCGATTCGCCTGGCGGCCTGCTCAGCAGGGGCGTGCGCGCTCGAGCGCTGCTGGTAGCGGTAGCGTACTGATGCGTATCTGCATACACATCATGCACTTACACCACGTTCTGAGCCTGGATCATGGGGTAAACGGTGCCAAGCTGCGCCAGGTCGGCGTGCCCAAGTGCCCAGCGAGCTCTCAGAGCGTGCCGGCGACACGCGCAGTGCCCAGTTGACCGCGGGACCCGTCACCGCGACGCGGTGAGACATGAGAAAAACTAATGACCTGTCACGAAGCTTGCATACTTTGTTGACGGCGCCGTTGTTGTTTGCACTTCGGTGCACCCATGTAGGCAGGGGTTGCACCTGAGAGCACTGCACCTTCGTCACACCCCTTTAGGGGGGTGACAAAGGTGCATCAGGTGCAGCCTACATTGGGTGAGGACGGAGGTGCGCTCAAGGGTGCACACAAAGGTGCACACAAAGGTGCATTGTGGACTGTGCTGCGACGCAATAGGCGTACACGCAAATATAGTTGCCGGACCTATTGACTTCCAATAGTAGTAGCCTTATATTGAGCGTACTGGCACTGCAATGCCAGCTAACCCGATAGGAGGGATTCTCATGCAATTCGATAGGTACGAATTCAACATCGCAGGGCACTTTGCTAGCGCGCTCATCAATGGCGACTACACGGGATTGTCCGACGAGGATGCGGAATGCCTTAACTGTTTCATCAATGACCATGTTCCTGCGGGCGCTGGCCACTGGGCAGGATTTGATGAGGATACCCAGAACTTTGTGCGCGACGAGGTAACTGGCCTTTGGGCCGAGTGCTACCTAGCTATCTTCATGAAGGCGCGCTCATGACCAAGCACACACCAGCAACGCCGCTGCCGTGGACCAAGGGCGCAGTCGAGCCCGCGCGTTTCCCGAACTATCCGATCAAGACCGCCGAGACTACTTGGCTAGCTTCTTGGCCTTCTTGGGCTTGGCCTTCTTGGGCTGGACGTGCGGAGTGGGCGGCGTGTTCAGCATGCGCCGGAGCACGTCAGATTCAGAAGGTGGCGGTGATTGCGCTGGCTTCGGCATGAAGGGAGTCTAGCGTGAATGTTCCACTAAGCAAGGCAGGGCTTGAAGGCGGTGAGAGTGCCGCCGACAAGGTCAGCAAGATGCTGAAGCGTTTCAATGAGCGGCTCACTCTCAACAATCCCCGGCTCGTTGAGCGCTACGTCAAATCGGAAATGTACGTCTTGCTTGCACTGAGCATCAGGGGCGTCGATGAAAAGTTTGTCGCCCTCTTTCAAGGGGCACTTTCTGTCCGCCGGTCGGATGAAAATGCTGGGTGGCTTGAATACTTCGCCAGTGACAGGGTTTTTCATCTCAGGGATAAACTTGGACAGGTCCACGCTTTGGTAGGCCGAACCGACAGTCACGAGCACGCGGTGCTTGTCGATGTTGTTAAGCCTATTGAGTACCCAGAGTTGATGCCCATTCCCTCCCTTGTACGCTTGGGCAGCGCGAAGGGCATCTACGGCGTCTTGCCGCAAGCGCTTTACTACTCTCTTAAGGAAGGCTTCGTGATCCTTGGCAGTGTTGTGGACCGGAAAGTTGAACTCGGCGTCGGGGTTTGCTCCGGGGACCATCAGGTGCAGTTGTCTGGCCAAATGATCGAGGGAAGTGCGGAGGTTCTGAATTGCATCTCCGGCGATCATGGCGAGATCTACCGGAATCTCACTCACCTTCGAAATGTAATAGACGGGTCTCCTGGTCTCTGCCTCTACCTTACAACTGACGGCATAGGGGTTAGTGTTGATGAACGTCACAATTCTCGCGTTCACGTCAGCGATGTGCTTCTTGGCCCGTTCAACTTTGACGTGAATCCGAGCCAATTTCTCATCGGCGCCCATGCCTAGCGTTAGCGCATTCCTGGGGACGAATTCGAGCGGCTGCTGGCCGCGGCATTTGAGGAGCAGCGCTAGTGTGTACCTGCACAAGCTGCGCCTACACGGACAAATTCACCCGACAAGGGGACGGCAATCCCCTTAACCCGCAGTCAAGATAGGAGCATTGAACCATGACGACCATCATCGTAAATCCGCGCTACATCCGTTCGCTGCGTCACTTGATGGCGAAGAACGACATTCGCTATTACCTGTGCGGCGTGCATATCCTCGCCGACGAAAAGCGCGGCAAGTTCTATACCGCAACGAACGGGCATCTGCTAGGCGTCTACCATGAGGCATGGGCCGATGGCGAAACGCCGTTCTCGGCCGAGCTCATCGTGCCGGGCGACGTTGTGAAAGCGCTCAAGCCCGCGAAAGACTTGCTCGCTAACCTGATCCAGCGCGCCGATGGTCGCTGGGCGTTCGACGGTCTGAGCGCGGACTTCACGCCGGTAGACGGCAAGTTCCCCGACTGGCAGCGCATCATCCCGCGCCAGGTTTCCGGCGAGCAGGCGCATTACAACTATGACTACCTCGCGGACTTCAATGCATGCGGCCGTGAAGGCTGGGGCTGCAAGTATTCGGTTGAGGTTTACCAGAACGGCCTTAGCACGGCGCTGGTCAAGAATGGCTGCCCGGATTTTGTCGGCGCCATCATGCCGATGCGCGTCGCCGGCGATGCGACGCTGCCGGAATGGCTCAACTGAAAGGTGAAAAGGCCGAGCGCCCGAAGGCGCCCGGCCTGCGCCCCGCTCTGACCGGCAAGCCCGAGCGGCACTTTCCCCGCGTGGATAGGCACGCCGAGACGATTGGATTCTAACCTTGATAGGAGGTAGCAAATGAACTGGTATGTGGCAAACACAGGTAATCACCAAGGGCTCGTGATCGAAGAAACGACCGGCCGCAATGTAGCGGTCGCCTACGACAAGGCCGACGCGCCCATGCTCGCCGCCGCGCCTGATCTGCTCGCTGCGCTGGAAGCCGCAGAGGGAGCGCTGTCGTCGTTCGTTGACGGCAATACATCGCCCAACCTGAAAGCTTGCGCTGCAATGCGAGACTTCGCGCAAGCCGCCATCGCCAAAGCCCGTGGCGAATAACCCCAAGCCCAAGCGCCCGCGCGGCCGGCCGCCCATGAAGGGCCGGCGCGTGGTCGCCAAGCTGGAGGAGCACTTGATCGAGCGCGCCTTCGAGCTCGGCGTGGGAAACGTCGCCGAGGGGATCCGCATCGCGCTCACTCACTTGCCCCCGCTTCCCCCGAAGGCTTGACGGTGAGCCCGTAGATCGGATTGCGGTTTTTCTCCCGCCGCCCTATCTGCTCGCGCTGCAGCCTGCCATCGAGCACCATCGCGCGCATTGCGGCGACGAGCTCATTCTGGCGAAGGCCGTTATTCAGCTTGTAGTCGGCGAGCGCCCGCGGCAGATAGTTCGCCGCGCGCTGTCCATCCGATGTATGGATCCCGCGCGCTGTAAGGGTCGCCAGGCCGGCGAGCAGGGTTTTTTCGGCGTTGCCTGCCTTGATCGCGTGAATGATGCCCGCGTCGGGCAATTCCGGCGTAAGCGCACCATCGGCGTAAGTCATCCGGCGCCAGTCCTTCGGGCTGTAGTTCGCCTTGCGCCGGGCAAGATAGCGCACGTTGTCCGCTGGTTCCTCGCCGTTCGCTTCAGGCTTCTCGCCCGGCAGAGTCGCGCCCAAGTAAAGGCGAGTTCGCGCCACGTTCTCCCATGCGCTCGACCCGCTGAATTCGCTCCCGTAGGACCGCGACGGATGCGCGAGGAGGAGTATCGCAAGGCCGCCGAGCGCCCCGCCCAGGCCATTCAGAAACGCCGTGACGGCGTGCCGGTCGTTCTCGCCCCCGCCGTACAACTGCCCCACGTTGTCGAGAATGACGACCTCGGCGCCGCGCGCTCGCGCCTGCTCGCCTAACTCCTCGATGAGCGGCGTGAACATCGGCCGCCCAAACTCGGTCGTAACCAGCGCATTCGGAAGCCCATGCCGCGGCACGATCACCAGGCGCTCCGCGAACTCCTCAAGCCCTACGCCCGCCCAGCGCGCGATCGCGACCTGGCGCCGCCAGAGCTCGTCATGGTCGTCTTCGCACGCCCACATGAGGCAGCGCCGCGGCGCCTCGATCTCGCCCACGAATGGGCGCCCGAGCGCGAGGCATGAGGCCATCTGCTGCGCGAGCAGCGTCTTCCCGATGCCCCCGGTGCCGACCAAGAGCGTGACGTGCCCAAAGCCGAGCCACCCCTTGATCGCCCAGCGCCGCGCCGGCGGCTCGAGCCCGGCGAGCTTGGGCCAGTCGAGCGCTAGGCTTGTTTCTGCAGGCTGGGGCGGGGGGTGTTCACCATTCGACTTTTTGGCAGGCTTCGCCTTCTTCGCCCCGAGGGGCCAAAGCCCGTCATCTTCGTCGAACGCTGACAAGTCGAAAGCCCCCGCAATAGGCAAAATCGAATCGGTGGGGCTGGCGTGATTGCGGCACGCCAGAGGCGTGCGCCCGACCCCGTAGTGATATTACGACATTACGGAAAAATCACGTTACGTTTGTGCCTGGAATCGTCCATACGTGTTCGGTCGGCACGTCTTCCCATTCTCCCCACCATAGCCACGGAAAGGATTTCACGCGGTATTGCAGGACCGTCTGGCGCTCGGTTGGGTATTGGTGTTGTGGCCGGTGCAGCCACCGTAATTGGATCATGTCGTCTCGAACCCCAAAGCGATGCGCGCGGCTTCCAGTTCGGCCGCCTCCGCGGCGTCGCCCCGCGCGATCGCGTCGAAGTGCTCCCCGGCAAGCCGATGTTCCACGTGGAACAATTCATCCCGGTAGGCCGCCGCGGCGTTGTGGAGCGTGCGCGCCGCGCGCAGCCTGGTCGTCATGTCCAAGGTGACGGCGAGCGGCCGGTGGCGCCACGACTGGGGCTGCAGGGGCGCCGGCGCTTCTCCGTGCGAGGGGGCGTCGGCGTCCCCGGCAGTCCAGTCAATCATTTCAGCACCGCCTGTGCTAGTTTTAGCGCAGATCCGTCCCGGATCATGTCCCCGGTGACGTAGTAGACCGTCCAGCCGGCCAGCACCAGGTCGTTGTGGCGCCTGGCGTCGGCCTTGAACCGCTCCTTGATGCGATGCACCATCCCCTGCACCTCGAACGCGACGCCGGGCTTCCAGTCTCCGAACGAATAGGCGGACGCCAGCACGGGCCACGCGAAGTCGATGCGGATCCCGCGGTCTGGGAAGGGGCTGAATTGACGGATAGGCGCCCGTATCCCGGCCGCCTGAAGCTGGTTGGCGAAGTCGTGCTCAAGATGGTGCTTTGCGCTGCGCCCAGTGGCGCGGGCTGCGCTGGGCGGCGCGGGGACGGGCTTCCGGGGCCACCCCTTGCTGGCGCGCTCCTGCAGCGCCTTGGCGGTCTGCTCGTCCAGGCGCAGCCCTTTAGGCATTAGAACGTCGACGCCCGGTTCAACAACTCCACGACCTCACGCGCATTGCCTTCCGAGAAGCAAAAGCACAGGGCATTGTCGTCGGCGTCATGAATCCGAAAGTGACCCTGAACCGGCATGTACTCGTAGGAAAATGGGGGGCGGTGCACGAACAGGTGGTCAGTTTTTGCCGCGAGGCGCACCTTTGCTCCCGTTCTTGCGCCATCTGGCATTGGCGGCCTGCCTGGCGATGAGCCGCCTTCGCTTGGGACTGAGCGCGAGCGCCCGAGCTCGACCGCCAGCGCGCTGCGTCTCCAAGCTGATCCTGTAGGGGCGGCGCGGGATCGTCTCTTCGTCCATTCCGATGCATGCTAGACGTATCTCAGACAATCCGCAAGCCCCCGCCCCTCTGCTTGCAATCTTTACTTGCGCTCCGATTGAAGAACGATTAATCTGCTTGCTATGCGAGAGAACGACAGCTTCCGCCTCATCGACCAGGACGACGCCGTAATCGTGCTCTGCTTCATCATCGCGCTACTCGTGGTCGCCTTCGTGCGCGAGGAGAAAGCCGAGGCGCCGCAGCCGCAACCGTCGCAATCCTGCGCGGTCACGGTGGCGCAGTACGGCCCCGGCGAGCGCTTTGCGCCGAACGCCAAAGCCCCGGTATGCGCGACGATCGCGCAGGAAATCCCGGCCCACATTCTCACCGTGCCGGTAGTAGAGAAGAAATGAAACCCTTTTCGAGTGCGTCATCTGCGGCGCGCATCCCCCCTTCCCCGCGCGCCATCCCCTGACAGTGACGCACTCTTTTTATTCGGAGCCACGATGAACGACCAACTTGACATGCAGACGATGCTGACGAGCGTGATCGAGGGGTACTCGAACATGGTGAAAGTCGGCATGGCGGCCGGCGAAGGTCGCTACCGCGACGGCATCGCCGCGCTTGATGCGGCGTACCGCAAGGCGATGCTCGATCCGCAGACGAAACTGCCGAGTTACCTCGACGCCGCGATCAACATGCTGATCCTCACGCGCAGGTCCGAGTGAGCCGCACGCTGACCAACGGCAACAACATCAAGGCGCTGCGCCGAGCGTGGGCGGGCGTCAAGGTCATCTCCTGCGCCGATGGGACTTCCTACGTCAAGCCGCGCTGGCGCAAGCAATTCCGACAGCACGGCGTTCTCACCCGGCTCTACGTCGCGCGCATGCTGCAGGAATTCATCAACGGGAAGCTGAAGCATGGCGAGTATGGGATGAAGAAATGAGCGAGCCGCTTTGGTGCGACATCCGACAGCACTATTGCCGCTGCCACGACTACGGCAAGCGCTGCGATGACTTTGACGACGAACCGGCGTATTGCGAGGCGTGCGGCGGCAAGGGTCAGAAAATGGACGGGCATCCGTGCGCAGATTGTGGCGGGACCGGGCGCCTATGAGCCTGCCTTACGAAACGGCCACTGCTGGCGATCGTGCCCTAGTAGAACTGCAGCGCATGCTCGCCAAGTTCGGTTGTTCATCGTTTGCCACTGGCACCGACATCGAGCGCGGCGTGACGGTCGTCACCTTCAAGCATCGCGACCGAGTGGTGCAACTTGAGGCATCGTGGAGAGGGTACGCACAGGCGCTCCTCCGTAACTGCAAGCGACCACACGACCGCCGAGTGCAGGATCGTTGCATGGAGCAGGCCAGGATCAGCGTGTGCTCGGTGCTGCGGGATTGGACGAAGGCGCAGATCACCGCCGTCGAAGCTGGCGTGATGTCCTTCGAAGCTGTGTTCATGCCGCACATGCTGACGAGGGACGGCCGGCGCGTGGTCGATGCAGCGCAAGCAGCGAATCTACTGCCAGCGCCTAATGAGAAGGTACGCGAGATTGGAGGGCAATCATGAATTGCGTTCGCCACCCAGACCGCGAAGTGACGCCCTTCGACGTGGGCGACCAATACTGCAAGGAATGCTTCATGCGGGCGTGGAACGGCACGCACTACGTCGCGGCACCGAACTCGCCGCACGTCGACGAACAATCCACCGATGGGCGCTCAATCCTGCGCGACCATCGCGGCGAATACAGGAGAAAGGCAATATGAGCACCGATCTAGTCGTGGTTGGAACGAACCCGGCGGCATTGATGGGGCAAGCGACAGATGTTGCGGGCGTGTGCGCCGAGATCGTCAAGCGCACCGCCATGAGTATCCAAGGGCGCAAGTACGTGCGCGTCGAAGGCTGGCAGTCGATCGCTGCGGCCTACGGGTGCGTGGCCTCGGCCGTCAATGTCGAGCGCATCACTGGCGGCGTGCGCGCCATCGGAGAACTGCACCGCATTGCCGACAGCGCCCTTATCGCAAGCGCCGTGGGCTTCGTCGGCGAAGACGAGCCGGTATGGTTCGGCGGCGAAGTGACGCAGTACGGGAAAACGAAGAAGTATGTGAAGCGCCCCGACTACGCGATTCAGGCAATGGCGCAGACTCGCGCCATCAGCCGCGTGTGCCGCAGCGCGTTCGCATTCGTCGTGGTGATGATCGACGGCAACCTGCAGACAACGCCGGCCGAGGAAATGGCTGGCACGTTCACGCAAGAAGAAGAAGCGGCGCCGCCGCCGGCGCCCAAGGTCGCGGCCGAACAAGTCGAGGCGATCCACGTCGCGCTCGCGAAGAACAACGTGGAACTCGCCGAGTTGCTGAAGAAGGCCGAGTTGACTGACCTGAAAGAACTCTCGGCAGAGGACGCACCCGGCGCGATCAAGTGGGTAGAGCAGCAGGGCAAGAAAGCGATGCAAAAGGCCGGGCGCGCGTGACGGACTTCAAGCCCTACACGGTCGGCTGGTGTATCGAAAAATATATCGCGGAAATGGCGACGAGCGACGAAATGAAGACCCTAGGCGCATCTCAGGTCTACACGCTGCGCGGCGTCGCCGCCTCCATGCTCGGCCCGATGAACGCCGAGAACCTGACCCGGCAGGAAATCATCGCCTACGCGCGCTGGCGCCGCAATCAGACCATCAAGAGCACCGAGCGCAAGGTGAGCGCCGCAACGTGCGGCCAGTCGATCAGCTTCCTCGGCGTGGTGCTCAAGTACGCCGGATCCGCGTGGGAAGACTGCGAGAACATCACCGCGGCGTCGATCGTGGCGGCGAAGCCCTTCCTCACCAAGCACGGGCTTACCGGCAAATCGTCGCCGCGCGACCGGCGCCCGACCGACGATGAGATCGGGGCGCTTCTCGACTATTACGCTTTGCAGTCGCAGCACCGCAATACCAAGGTGAACATGCCGCAGGTGATCGCCTTCGCCCTCGCCTCGACCAGGCGCCTCGGGGAAATCTGCCGCATCACGCACGGCGACGTGGACTACGAGCGCGGCACCTACTGGGTGCGTGACCTCAAGCACCCGACGAAGAAGAAGGGGAACGACAAGGAGTTCCCGCTATTCCCCGAGCTCGCCGAGATCATCAAGCGCCAACCGAGGCTCACCTTGAGCGCTGACGAGCGGGTCTTCCCCTACAACGCCAAGTCCTGCAGCCAGTCCTATGCCGCGGCGAAGAAGCGCCTAGGCATCAAGGGGCTGCGCTTCCATGATAACCGGCGCGAGGCCATCACGCGCTGGCTCGCGAAGCTGCAGCCGCATGAAGTGAAGCAGATCAGCGGGCACGAGACGACGGTTGTTCTTGAGCGCGTGTATCACCGGCCGAAGGCGACTGATCTGCTCGCCAAAGTAGCAGGGTTCAACAGGTAAGGAATGACGCATGAAACTCATCTGGATATTGACCATCGCCCTGTGGGCGGCTGGTGTGATTGTCGGATTCTGGAATCACGGACTGGCGATGGCGCTGTATGCCTTCCCGGCCGGCTATGCAGCCGGGACTGCGATATTCCACTTGCACGCTGGTGATTCCTAACCCTATAGGTAGCTAATCCGACTGATTCTCATAGGAGAAAAGCATGTTCGTAGAGCACAAGGAAGCAGGCGAGCTACAGCCCACCAGGGAAAACAGCGAAGCAACGTACTGCCCGCATGGCTACGACGAATGTTGGCGGGGCTGCGTGTATCCGGGCCGCTGTGGGCGCTTCGAAGGGCTGGACGAGGCGAGCAAACTGCTGCTGAAGGCGGCGGATCTGATCGAGGATCACGGATTTGTTCAGAATCGAATCGGCCGCGGCGAGGGGGATGGTTTCTGCGTAGCTCATGCGATGGCGCGGGCATTTGGTGGCGATGACCTCTACGAGAGCCACGCTTACAAGCGTCTCCGCCGCAGTTTGGGTATGGGCCCCTACGAGAGCCACGCTTACAAGCGTCTGCACCGCAGTTTGGGTATGGGCCCGAGCATTTGGAACGACGAGCCCGGCCGCACCAAGGAAGAAGTCGTCGCCAAACTGCGCGCCGTGGCTCTCGGTGGTTAGCCCTGCCTTCGGTCGATACCTGTGATCGTGCTCCTAGACACCGGACAGGATTTAGCGACGTGCCAGCAGGAACTCGGCTGCGAGGTAGGTCAACTGCTGACACCGCTGACCAGATACACGCTGCGCGAGCCAAGCCGCCAGTGGGCAATCGACAACGGTGCGTTTTCGGCATTCGAGGAGAAGGCATTCCTGTCCCTGTTGCAGCGCGAGGAGCACCACAAAGCGAATTGCATCTTCGTCACCGTGCCAGATGTCGTCGGATCAGCTCGTCGCACGCTTGAGGTCTTTGCCCACTGGAAGGGGCGGCTCGCATCGTGGCCTCTAGCCGTCGCCTGCCAGGACGGACAGGAGCACCTGCCGATCCCGTGGGACGACATCGCGGCGGTGTTCATTGGCGGCTCAACGAACTGGAAATTGTCCGACCACGCGGCGCAGTGCATCAAGGCGGCTAAGGCACTCGGGAAGTGGGCGCACGTCGGGAGGGTCAACGACCCGGCCCGCTTCGAGCACTTCGAGAAACTCGGCGCGGACTCAATCGACGGCAGCGGGATCGCCCGCTACACCCACATGCGCGATGCCATCTCCAAGCGAGACAACCAGGAGAAACTCTTTGCTAGTTAGGCACTACCTAACAATCACCGCTACATGCCCCGTGGACCGCAAGCCTGACAACTACGCGGCGGTGATTGAGTGCGGCTACATGGTCAAGGTAGAAGCAATCCTCGCGGCCGTGGAGAGCCTGCGCTCGCGCCGCATCTTTCAAGAGGAATTGACGCAGGAGCTCGCCCGCGTGCTAGGAGCGAAGGTCACTACATCTGGCTATCACTCAGGAGTAAAAACAGTATGCGAATGCTGATCGCCTCTTACATCGCTGCAATGGTCGTCGCCAACATGCTCGTGTGGTGGCTCGGGCCGTGGTCCTCGCCCTTCATCGCCTTCGTGCTGATTGGGCTGGACCTGACGCTGCGGGACGTGATGCACGACAGGCTGACCCGCTGGCAGATGCTCGCCGTAGTGCTGGCCGGCGGCGCGATCACTTGGGCGGTCAACCCTGCTGCGGCGCATATCGCCATCGCCTCTGCAACCGCCTTCACCGTGTCCGCTGCGGCCGACTGGCTCGCTTACACCTACCTGCGCTCACGGCCCTGGCTGGTGCGCGCCAACGGCTCCAACGTGGTAGGTGCTGCCGTGGACAGTTTGATCTTCCCGACGATGGCCTTCGGGGGCTTCCTGCCGCACATCGTCGCCATGCAATTCGCCGCGAAGGTAGGGGGCGGCGCGTTGTGGTCATGGTGCCTTCGCAAGCAAACCTTCGCCCAATGACTGAGGTGTGCACATGAAATTCCGCAAGAAGCCGGTCGTCATCGATGCTTGGCAGTGGGAAGAGCGCGGTTACACGGTGGACTTCTGGCAAATAACCGAGTGACGAACTCGAACAGCTACGAATGCACATGAGCGAACAAGAGTCCTTCCTTCCGGTCGTCGAGAACATCAAGGGCACCAAGTTTGCCGATGGTGCTCCTGACGGGAAGCACTATTGGCTGACGCCTCCGGAACTGTGGCAGCAGTTGAACATGGAGTTCAGCTTCGACTTCGACCCGTGCCCCTTCCCGCTCCCCGAGGGCTTCGATGGC